AAAAATAGAGCTTCAAAATCAATTAGCAGTTAATGCAGCCAGCGCTCAAAAAGAGTATAATGATGGATTAGTAGAAGCTTATGGATTATTAGGTGATGCTCAAGCGACTGAATTAAAAAAGCAACAATCTACACAAAAGTTAAATCAGCTTTTAGATGAGGCCAATGTAAAGTTAAAAGAGCAGCAAGCGTTACAAGCTAATGTAACTACTGAGATGGGTGGAGCTGCTGACTTTGTAGCTTCATTAGGTGAGCAAGTTAAAGATAACAATGAGAAGGTTTGGAAAGATGCTGATATTTTTGGAATTAAGCAGACTGAAGCAGATATTAAATTACTTCAAGATGTAATTAAAAAAACTGAAGCGCAGATTGAAAAAGAGGCTGCTGATGCAAGACAAGCTAAAATAGATGCTCGTAATGACTTTGAGCAAGAGCTTAGAAATGACTTATTCAAATCATTCAATTCAGCAGATGCTTATGAATTAGAGTTAATAAGACAACAGTACGAAAAGAAAAAGAAAGAGGCTAAAAAGAATGGTGCTGACTTATTGCTTGTGGAAGAGTGGTATACCAATGCGGTATCTGAATTATTGATTAGTCAAAACGAAAGAGAGTATAAACTTGAGCAGGACAAGATCAATAAAAAACTTGGACTACAAAAAGCTTATAATGATGCGTACGCTCAAGCTATGGCTGATGAGCAGACAATGATTGAAACAATTCAAGAGAGTATTTACGAAGGTGGTTTATCTGCTCAAGAGTTAGAATTAAAACAAGTAAGAGAGCATTATCTTCAACTTATTACTGAGGCTGAATACTATGGTCAAAATGCACAAGTATTAAAAGACAAACAAGCTAAGGCTGAATTAGATATTACTAAGAAATATGCAGAGGCCGAAACGCAGTTAAGAGTAGATACAGTTAAGCAAGGATTAGCTGCATTAACTGCACTTAACGAGAGCTTCACTGCACGCACTGAGAAAACTGCTAAGAGACAGTTCAACACTAACAAAGCTCTTAATATAGCAATGTCTTTAGTAGATACTTATGCAGCCATAGTTAAAGCACTTAACTCACCTGAGACAGTTCCAACTTCAGTTAAGATAGCGCAAGCTGTAGCGGTGGGTGTAATGGGATTTGCTAACGTGGCTAAGATTGCCAAGACTCAATTCGGTGGAATGACTCCTGATACGTCAATGAATCAGGGAGGTAATACCGATAGCACTACTCAAGCCAATGCACCGGCTATTGATTTCAGCGGTGGTCAGTTTAATCCTAATGGCCCAGGTACAGTAGAGACTTATGTGTTAGCAGGCAACGTAGCCAACGCATTAGAAGCACGTCAAAAGATTATTGACCAATCTTACCTATAACGAATATGGCAAACTTTCCACTACTTAAAAAGTGCATCACAAGAGGAGTGAGAAATGCTTTATCTGAAATTGATAAGGCAGAGCTTAAGGATACTGAGCTCATAATAGATGAAGTGATTAACGCTATACTTTTTGAAATATCTGAAACATACGATAATGAATGACAAATTGAAGTTAATAGAATACGGATTAGGAGAAGATGATTCTAACATGGGGGTGTATGCAGTAAGTTTGGTAAGCGAGCCTGCCATAATGGTAGACTTCGTGGCGCTTAGTAAGCAGAACTTAATGCTTGCTCGCGTAGAAGATGGAGAGAAGCGCATGCTGTATGGCCCTGCATTGATTCCTAATCAGCCTATAGTGCGTTATGATGGTAATGGAGAAAAGTACTTTATCACTTACTCTAAAGAGACCATAGAGCAAACAGCGCAGGAATTCTTAAAGCGTAACATGCACCATAACCATACTATTCAGCATGAGATGCCTGTAAACAATCTTACAGTAGTAGAATCATGGATTAAGTTCGGTGCAGATAAAGGAGATAACTACGGCTTCGAATTGCCTGATGGTACTTGGATGATTGGTGTTAAGGTAGATGATGATGCTACATGGGCAGCTGTAAAGAATGGCGAGGTTAAAGGCTTTTCTATTGAGGGATGGTTTACACCACTAACTGAAACTAACGTAGAAGAGAAAGACTTAGAGAAGCTATTAGCTGAATTGGCTCAAGCACTTGAAACGAATTTGTAATTTTTTCCACTAACTAATATAACACATGAACATGATTTCTGAAATTTTAGAAAAGTTCGCTCCACAGCTTAGTAAGCATGGAGTGAAATTGTCAGTAGAAGAGACTCCTGCTGTTGAGCCTGCAAAGGTTGAAATGATGGCAGAGGGTGCTTTAGCTGATGGCACTATGATCTATTCACCTGCTGCCGAATGGGCTGAGGGAGTAGAGATATTCGTAATGGATGCAGATGGCAATCCTTCACCTTTAGCAGATGGCGAATACACTTTAGACAACGGTAAGAAAATCGTTGTAGCAAGTGGAGTTATTGCATCTATTGAAGAGGTAGAAGAGCCTTCTACAGAAGTAGAGGTAACTGTTGAACAAGAAGTAGCTGAGACTTATTCTAAGGAGCAGGTTGAAGGCTTACTTAAGAACATCATTAATGAGTTCGAAACTAAGTTAAGCGCTGCTGAGGCTAAAATTGTAGAGCTTTCACAAGCACCTGCAGCAGTAACTGTTAAGCAAGCTCGTCAAACAGCACCAACACAACACGTAGACATGTCGCGCATGACTGCACAGCAACGTGCCTACGCTATGATTACTAAACTCAAATAAAAACAAACATAAAAACAAACAAAAAAAATGGCATCTAATTTAACCATTTCTTCAAGCTCATATGCTGGCGAGTTAGCTCTGCCGTATATCAGCGCAGCGGTATTGTCAGGAGACACTATTGCTAACAATTACATCACAGTGAAAGAGAACGTTAAGTACAAAATGGTACTTAAGACGTTAGCTTCTACTGACATCGTTAAAGCATGGGGTTGCGATTTCGATAACGCTGACTCTGCATTGACTTTGGCTGAGCGTGTATTGACTGTTACTGACCTTAAGGTAAATGTGCAAGTTTGTAAGGACCAATTTGCAAAAGATTGGGAAGCGGCTCAAACAGGACGTGGGTTTGCTAACGATACTATCCCTGCTAACTTCGCTGATTTCTTGATTGCTCACCTTTCAGGTAAAGTAGCTGAGAACATCGAATACACTTTGTGGCAAGGTAACTTCGAATCTTCATCTTACACATCTTTCAACGGAATTTTGAAAGTGTTGGATACTGCTAAATCAGGTACTCCTGATGTAGATTTCGCTAACGCTTTCACAGCTTCTAACGTAATTGCATCTCTTGAGACTTTGATGGCTGCACTTCCTGCTACATTAATCGGTGATGCTTCTGTTAAGCTTTACGTTAACCGTAAGACTGCTCAACTTTACCGCCAAGCGTTAAGCGCTTTAGGTTACTTGCAACAGTTCAACGCTGCTTCTAACTACCCATTGATGTTCGATGGATACGAAATCTATGTATGCCCAGGTATTCCTGACAACGTAGCTCTTTTCGCTAAGCCTGAAAACTTGTTTGTAGGTACTGATTTGACTTCGGATTTTAATGAAGTTAAGGTTGTAGATATGAGCGTAACTGACGGATCAGACAACGTAAGAATGGTTATGAAGTTCCGTGCTGGTACACAAGTAGCAGTTCCTGCTGAGGCTATCTTAGGATTCATGAATCCCTAATTAATACTCCTTTGTTAAAAGAGTGGGTTGGCTAAGAGCCGCCCATTCTTTGCAAAGAATAGTTTTAAAAATAACAAAAAAAAATTTACACACCGATGAGCTGTCTAACTACCGCGGGACTCCAAATTAATTGTAAAGAATCGATCGGTGGCATTAAAGCCATCTACCTTGGTTCTTATGCTACATTCGCTAACACTGCTACTATTGACGGAACAAGTAACTTAGTTACTGCTCTTGCAACAGGTAGCGTTTACGAATTTGCTTTACCTAAGCACACAGGATCATTTACCGAAGAAGCTGCTATCAGCATCGAAAATGGTACAGTGTTCTACACTCAAACTATCGTAGCTTCATTCCATGGGATGAGCGCTGCACGTTCACTACAACTTCAAAACATCGCTAAAGGCCGTAACGTATTATTCGTTCAGGACAATAACAATAATATTTGGATGTGTGGCTACAAAGATGGTGTTGAGGTTACTGCATTCACTACTCAAACTGGCACAGCGAAAGGTGACCTCGTAGGATATACCGTTACCTTCACAGGCGAAGAGAAAGATAAGGCATACTTACTTGACCAAGATGCTGGAGATACTCCATTTGAAGATTTCTCTACTGTTACTGTAGTAGCAGGTACATTGTAAACTAAATTGTGCTATCTTTAAAGCATGATTTATTTACTTAAAAATACAGCAGCACAGCTCCTCTACCTTACACTCAAGGAAGGGGAGCTTTTGCTGTCTAATACATACACACATTATCTGCTTGAATTAACCAACGAGCAGACACTTCAGAAGCTTTACGCTATCCCTACCAAGGTAGCTGAGAATGATAGGTATACTACCATTCGTATTGGCACTAACGCTAATACACCAACAGCTGCAAGCCTACTAATTAACTATCCTGCAAGGTTTAGTTATATTGTTTACGGGCAAAATAGCAGCACTAATTTAGATCCTACCAACGCGGCAGTAGAAGGGGTAATAGAGAAGGGTTATTTGATAGTAGAAGATATTACTACTCCTCGTTTTACTGAGCCGAATTTAACAATAGATAACGATATTACTTACAATGGATAATATAGCACAGCCATCAGTACCAATGTTAGTTAATTTGGGTGCAGCAATGCCTCAGGAAGCTACCGAGAAAGAAACACCTAAAGGGTGGGTAACACTTGGCGAGGCTAACTTGTTTAGCAATTATCTCATTGATTTGTACTATGCCTCTCCTGTGCACTCTGCATTGACGATGAGCATATCTTTCATGATAGCAGGAAAGGAAATTAAGAGCAATAATCCTGCTGCACAACGTGAGATTGATAGACTTAAATTAAATACCATTCGCAGGCCTATAGCCTTAGATGCTAAGATGCAGGGCGGGTATTACTTAGAGGTGATTTGGTCAGTAGATAGAAGCACCATTGCTAAGATTAATCACTTGCCTTATGAGAATTGCAGATTAGCTGTGGCGAATGAAGAGGATATTATATCGGGTATTTATTACTCAAAAGATTGGAGTGATACACGTAAGAAGAAAAACATTCCTACGTTTATCCCGATGTATAACCCAACAACGAAAGCTGAAGAGCCTTCGCAAGTGTTGTTCGTTGGAGTTATGACACCTGGCAGCGCTTACTACCCTAAGCCTGATTATTACAGCGCTATTAACTACATTGAGATTACTCGCGACATTAGCGAATTTTATAGAGCTTTCTTGAGCAATGGAATGGCACCGAGCTATTTCTTGCATATGAACAATGGTATTCCTGATCCTGAGGAGCAGATGGCTATTCGCAGAAATTGGGAGACAATGGTGGGCGCAAAGAAAGCAGGTAAAGTAGTATTCACATTTAATGAATCTGCTGATAGAGCACCACGTTTAGACTTAGTGCCTATGAGTGATGCAGATAAGCAATGGCAAGAGTTAAGCGTGCAGTCACGTGAGAACATCTTAGCAGCTCACAGAGTTACTTCACCCCTACTTTTCGGTATCAGAGATGCAGGTGGATTAGGTAGTAACGCTGATGAGATGAAGAGCGCTTATCGCATCTTTAACCGTAACATCATTGAGCCATATCAAAAGATTATAACTGATTCACTTGAAGAGATATTTAAAGGTATGGGCATTGTGGCTGATTTATACATTGAGTCTAATGATATTTTCGCTGATGCAGCTGAGGAAGCGCCACAAATAGCACCTACAGCTATTGCAGATAATGCAACTACTGACACTAACACACCTGCAACGGTTGCACCAGCAGGAGCTTCAGTAAGTGATGTAACTTATAACGGTGCTCAGATAGCTTCAGCTTTAGAAATTGTAGCGGCAGTGGGTAGTGGAGCTCTAACAAAAGAGCAAGCTATTGTATTCTTAGTACAATTCCTACAGCTTCCAATAGATGTAGCTACGGCAATGTTTGAGCCTTCTCAGGGAAGCGCAGTGGCTAAATTAAGCGCTCAAAAAAAAAAGATTAATTTAGATCCACAAGAGAAGCCTCCAATCTTTACCGAAGATGATGAAAATTGGTGGTGTGAATTCTTGGAAGATAAGGGCGAGATAGTAGATGAGGATGAGTGGGAGCTTATAGAAGCTGAGCCTGTTAATCTTGCCTCAGTTCGCAGCTATGCAGATCCTGATAAGTTATCTGAAATGGATAGCGGATTGTATAAAATCAGATACAGCTATTCAAAGAATCTAAGTAAAAAGAGTCGCAAGTTTTGCCGTCAAATGGTAAGCGCTGCTAAAGCTGGCTATGTTTACAGATATGAGGATTTGCAAGCCATGGAGCCTGATACTAATACGCTGAATCCAAACATGGGCCACAATGGCTCTACCTTTTCGGTGTGGTTTTGGAAAGGCGGAGTCAACTGTAAACATCATTTCGAGCGTAGAGTTTATTTCCGCAAGAGAGAGAAGGGAAGATTTATTAAAGACAATGGCTTAGAGTCATCTAATCCAATCTCAGTAGCTAAAGCTATTCGTGCAGGAATGCCTTTGAAAGATATTGCTAAAGGATTTGCTACAGCTAACACTGACACTTATGATTTACCTGATCATGGCAGATATCCAGCATAACAATTAAACACTAAACACAATGGCAATAGCACCCGAAATATTATTCATTAACGAGGAATTCTTAAAGAAATACACTCAGCTTAATGAGGCTGTAGATACTAATCTTATTCGCCCTGCTATGTACTTGGCACAGGATAAGTACATGACTTTGTACCTTGGTACTGACCTTACCAATAAGATTAAATCTGAGATAGAGAATGGCACGTTAACAGGAGTCTATGAGACTCTATTAAACGAGTACATTGTTAAGCCAACGGCTTGGTGGACAATGGTAGAGCTTTATCCATTCTTAATGTACAAGCATGATAACGGTAACTTAGTTACACGTCAATCTGAGAACACTACAGCCATCACTAAGGGTGAGATGGATAGCTTAGTGGAGAAAGCACGTGAGAATGCTCAGTGGTACACGCAGCGCTTAGTAGATTACTTGTGCGACAATAGCAGCAGCTATCCTGAATACAGCTCTAATAACTTCCCTGATATCCATCCATTGCGCAAAGTCAACAGACAAAGTACTGTGGCTTTTAGTGAGGGTAGAAATTATGATAGTGCTTGGAGCAGATTCAACGTGAGAGATTTCACTAACTAAGATACATGACAAAGGAAGAAAAAACAAGAAAAGACTATGAGCGCAAGCTTAAAGTCTACTTATCTAAACGCGATAAAGAATTAAGAAAGAATGAAAGCACCAACAATAGACGAGCTTAAAGCTCAATTTACAGAGCTTGGCTACAAATGGCCTACCATTCACATTGTGGGCATCCGCAGTAAAGCGAATGAGCCTAATAAGTTTGATGACCTAATAGGCTTGGTGCAAGGAGATCAGGTGAATTGGTACACTGGCACAACTAACCCAGGTACTTTTTGGCTGAATAATCCTATCAATAACTTAGGCACAGCTGTTTTAAAGTCAGGGCAGTACATAGACACTTATGTTATAGGCTTACATCAGGGAAAGTACACCGCTTTAAAGCAAGCAAAGAAGGTAACAGTGTTTAGAGATGCTGATAAAGATTCAGTGGCTGAGGAGCAAGGCAAAGAGGAAACAGGATTGTTTGGAATTAACATCCATAGAGCTAACGAATCTACTGAGTCTCGCAATATTGATAAGTGGAGCGCAGGATGTCAAGTGTTGAACATTCCGAAGCAATACAAAGAGCTAATCCAAGCATGCATTAAATCGAATAAAAAAGCGTTTACTTACACTCTATTAAAAGAGATATGAGCAATCACCAACAACAAGTAGCCGAAGGAGTAACCGGTACAATCAGCAGCATTCTGCTTAGTGTTCCAGCATGGATGGTAGATGTAGAATTTGCATTAAAGATATTTTGTCTATTGCTATCAGCAGCCGCTTCTATCTTCACCATCTACAAGATGAATAAGAAACGTAGATGAAATGGCTTAAGAGCATATTTAGTAACGAGTCAGATGCAAGCTCTAAG